GTCATTTTCTTCTCTCCTTTTTTAATCACTGAAATGCGCACCATAGTGGACCACCGTTTTTGTGCCCATCTGTAAACTTTGTTTCGGCATATGCATCTTTGGTTTTAACATTAAACGCCATCTTAAACATATTGCCGGTATCACTGATCTCAACCACAGTTAGCCAAGGGTCTTCAAAATTAGATGCAGCCGAACGGAAACCTTTATTGTCCCATGAAATCATGGTAGTTCCACCTTGCCCAACAACAGTAAAGTGTTCGCCACTTTGGAAATAACATGCGAGTGTTGCAGGTTTATCTGCTAACACTGGTGTAGCCATCAGCATGGCTGCTGCAAGTATAATCTTTTTCATATTAGTTGCCCTTCTTACAAATTTGTTTGCCATCTGCACCCATGCGAGGCACGAGTGAATAGCGGTAAAGATACTGACAACCTGTTAGATAATCAGTAAAAACTTCCATGTGGGAATTTTCATGTGGACCATCGCTATCATCACGTGGTTCATATGGTAGTGTTGCTTGGTATACTGTTATAATAAAGATTGCAGCAACGCACAGCATATAAAAAGCCCACCAAGACCACCACTTAAAATACTTCTTCATGAACGCACATCCTTCTTCTTGATATTTCCATACTGATTTTGTAAAATATATCTTGTGCCAGTTGTTGTATTGTAATTGTCAGGATCATACAGCCTGACCTCTTTTATAATAGTCCATTGTGAACGAGTGAATAACAAGTCCCATAACCAACGCAACATTATGCCACGCTCCATTCATAGTCATCAACGGTCATCACGGTTTCATTGCCATCATACTCGTCGATGCGATACTTTGTACCAGGCGGAATTTCACGGATTTGCAAGTTAGCATAGTGGTCACCTGCCGCCGCACCCAATTCTTCTACAACTTGAACAAGAATAGGATCGGTTCGTGAAATATCGTTTTCGGACCAATGTTGCCCATCACGCTGCCAAGTGCCAAACATATCAGGATCACTATCAGCCGAAAAGCTGCTTGGTGCTCGCTCAAGCGTAAACCCACTCAATTCAGCATAGCGAAGAACTGCCGCCTTCGACAAACCAAATCCACCAAAACAAGAGTTATAAACTACTTTTGTCATCTTATGCTCCAAAGTATTTCACTAATACAATTAATATAACACTAATACCAAATGCTGTCAAGGGCCATGTATATGGTTTGCAGCCATCGCCATAGGTTTTTTCAAACCATTCTTTCATAGCCCAACCTTATCTGCTCTGCTTCGATCTATACTCATAATAACACTATTACTAATATCTGTCAAGGGTTTATTTGGAGGAAAAAAGATGTAAGCATTAGGATCATTTACCTTTGTGCCATTAAGACGAATACCACCGCTTTCAACCAATCGGTTAAACTCACTCTTACTCTTGGCAAGGTTAGCATCAATGCCAACCTGTGCCAGATTAACAACCTTGGCATACTCCGCAAGTGGTACATATTGCCAAGTTGTTAAGATTTCTTCTAATGCTATATTCATCACATCCTCATTGTTGCCAAAACAAATTCTTCACTTGTCATATTAGCAAAGGCTTGAATATGACCAGACCGCATCCATTTTTCAATTATCTTGCGTTCATGATCTGTAACGCCTGCATGTATTCTTATTTCTGCACGAGGCACAAGACGCATACCATCTATGAACCTAAACTCTCTGTCCATTGGTCCAACGCTAACGGTATCTGGTTTTTCTGCGGTAATCATTTACAAATCTCGTTGATTTCTATAACTGTGCGTGTGCTTTTGGCAAGTTCCATTTTACAATCGTTCTTATGCCATTCAGTAATCGCAACCATACCCATCATACACGCACTTACAGCAATAACCATATACATTACTAACTTTTCAGGTTCCATTATAAATTCTCCTTTGAACATTGTGGACACAGTAGTTTCTTTGTCATATCGGATTTATCTGGGTCAGTAAACCTACTGTGAGCATCCCATACTGGCTCGATTTTATGATAAGAATAGTACCATCCTTGTAGTTGCTTAAAGCGTTCTTCGGTCACTGTTGCTGCGCTATTAAATTGTGCCATTGTAAGATCAGTTCTTGTTGCAGTGTCGCTGTTTTGTTGTCTTTCAACTGTATGTTCTTCTGCATGATCACACGCATCGCATTGCAGCGTAAGAATATAGGTTTTTACAATAAAAGTTTCAAGCGGCATTTGGTTTTACCACTACAATAGAACGCCAATCTGTATTTTCATCCAACACCACACTATTCACAGTATCGCTGTTCTTGTCCAATAGATTATGCAGAACTCTTGCTGCATCGCCACTAACGCCATAACAATTTTTATCACAACGATAAACAGAACCAGTAGCACCATAGAATAGCCAATGATTAGGTTCTTCATGCACGGCAGTAATACCACTGTTCATGCGCCAAGTATCGCCATCCAGATAACCGCCGCTCCAACCTGCCAAAACCTTGTTGAAAGTTTGGCCGTTGTTAGTGATATTCACTACTACCCAATTATGCGGTGTGTAGTCACTCATCACTTAACTCCAACGGTTGATCTTAAACTTACCAAGGTGCTTATTATATCGAGCACACATGACAAACTTGCCTAATCTAAACACAAAGCCTACTTGATTGCTGCCTTTAGGATAAAAGTTAAATCCTGATTGGACATCTTCGCCTTCTTCTCTAATGTGTATCATTATTATACTCCAAATTTTTCATACAAGCGAACTATGTCTTCTTTATTCCACGAACGCAATAGAACTTTACCTGTCGAAACATCTACCAACTCCCACCAGTTTTGACCACCTGATGTACCACCCATTAGTCTAATCATCATTTCTCGTCATCCTCCAGCCATGTTCACCACCCTGCTCATCGTAAGCACAGGGTCTAAAGAATGGCGTAGGTCCCAACATACGATCAAACTCTAGTCCTGTCAGTGTCAGTGAATCGATTGTGCCACGATGCCGTTCAATTCTCACTGTACCCTCAATATCTGTAATGCCATAGAAAAAATTATCCTTAGCACCACCCTCAATCTGTTGTTCAAAAAGTTCTGTTATGTTCATTCTTCAACTCCGAAATGTTCTTTCAATTCTTCACCTAAGTCTTGTAGCAACCTAGCGTGAATAGCATAGATATCTTCCCACTTGGCTGAATGTCCAGGAACCAAATCATATGTTCTAATCTTTTCGATACATTCCCGCACAATCAACTCGGCGAACTTTTCTACATCTTCTTGTTCGGCATGGCCGTGGACGAAGTAGCGTCTAGGTGTCTCGTGGTCTACATAGTTCAATAATCCAGCATCTAGGGCAAGTTTTATAAATCGTTCATTCATCACTCTGGTTCCTTTATTGTCAGTCCACATCTGGGACAATAGATTCCATGTTCTCTGTAGCTGCCATAGTCACTGTGATCGCAAGTGGTGGCCACCAATCTCTGGCTGCGTTCCAACATGTCCACGATGTCCTTGGCCTTGCGCAGATTAGGTATGCTGGGACCGCCCATGAACACGCTTGGAAAATCAAGCGAACCGGCTATCTGGGCAATAACAAGGGCACGTTCATCTTCATTCATCATATACCGCCCAACGCTCGTTCGCATCGTCCCAATGACGATCATCGTATAACTTAACACTAACATAGAACCATAAGATTGTCAAGTCAAATTGTGGACCAGCATGATCACGCCCGAACCACCAAGTGTCAAAGTTAATACTAAAAAATTCATCTAACCCGTTCCAAAATGAAACTTGTATTTCCAAATTTTTATGTTTGGCAATGCGGTAATTCCGTAAAAATACATCACGAGTAATTACCCAATTCTTGGCAAATGGATTGCCTATTCTTAAATGAAATCCTATCATTCTACCCACCTCATTGTAAATAACACTGCATCTTCATCATTGCTAAATGGATAGGTGATATCATAACTTTTCATCCATTTCCTAACTTCATTGGTTATGTTTCTGTCCTTAACATACCATACTTGTGTGCCATCTGCATGAATAATAGCAGGTCCATCTATTCGATGTAGTTTGCCATCAACCCACCATACTTGTTTGCCATCTGCACCAATATAAGCAGGTCCATCTATTCGATGTCTTTTGCCATCAACCAACCATACTTGTGTGCCATCTGCACCAATATAAGCAGGTCCATCTATTCGATGTATTTTGTTATCAACCCACCATTCTTGCGTGCCATCTGCATCAATAATAGCAGGTCCATCTATTCGATGTAGTTTGCCATCAACCCACCATTCTTGTGTGCTATCTGCATGAATAATAGCAGGTCCATCTATTCGATGTAGTTTGCCATCAACCCACCATACTTGTGTGCCATCTGCATCAATAACAGGATTATTAGACATTATGCCACCCACCTCATTGCAAATAACACTGCATCTTCTTCTTTGTAAAACCTAATCTTTGTTTGTTTATAGAATGGATTAGTTTTAACATCATCGCTTTCTACATCCCACATTTCCCAACCATGCGCTTTCATTGGTCTGCCCCAAGTTTTAATTGGTCCAACATTTTCATCAAGCCACAGCATAACATCTTGCCAGTTGTTGTCAAGAGGATGCAGATATCTCATTGTTATTACTCTGCTCATCATGCCCACCGCAACATAAAGAACGCTAACTTTTCTTCTGTATCAAATCCAAATAGTGGGTAACCACCGAAATTTTTTATTATCTCATATTGTGAACCACAGTTATTAAGCAAACACCATGCTTGAACTTCATCAAGCATATCACCACGCATACCTGTCATAGTATCAACTGCTGTCCTATTAGTATCAGTCATTGTAGCACGAGCATTGAATGGTTTATAATTAAAGTCTACGGGTTCCAGTTCATTACTATCAATTATCTTAAATGTAAGTTTTAGTGGCATACCTATTATCCTTGTCGCATAAAATAGTAGTGGGCAATCACTCGTCGTCGCCCACCACACCGTTATAGTCCCACTTGAAACCACCCCACAATGAGCGGGCTTCATCTACCTTTGTCTGCGAACCAGTATGCTTGTGTATCAGGTCCAACACCATCTTACGAGTGTCTTTGCCGTCAAACTTACCAAACACAATGCCAGCAGCAAAAGCATCTTGAGCCTTGATAGTAGGCATCCACTCTAATGCAAAACGCTTACGGTCAAGACCATGAGCAACAACCGTGTCAAAGTATTGGTCATAAGACTTGATGACTTGCGCAACGCCCATCCAGAAATCCGTTTCAAATTCTTCAACACGCTTGCGATCATCATCTAACATGAACGCCTTTGCATCATCCATCTTCTCTTCTATAAGAAGTTCAATAATGTTCTTTTCATGCAGCAAGTTGTCCTTGGTCTTATGAATACGAAGATACCATTCACCCTTGCACTTGACCATATGTCCATCGTCAAAGCGAATGATCCAACCTTCAATGCCTTCGGCATCACGAGTTTCATCCATTAGGTGTGCCATAGATTGTGCAGAACCCTCATAGGTCTTTACAACTTCAATGTCATACATCTCGCCGTATTCTTGCAACCAACGAAGGCTAAAATACTTGCCGCTTATAGTATTACGAGCAGCAATCAGCACAAGACGATCTTCTGGATAATCAACCACAATACGCTGCTTACGAGAACACCACTCAAAGATAGGAGTAAAGCCCAAGTTAACCATAACCATACGAGCAAACTGCTCATACTGTGGATGGCAAGCAACAAACTTTTCTGCTTGCATGGATACTTCGGTGATACCCATTTTTGTACCCCAACGGATACCAGCATCAGTAAACAGCGGCGTGATCATAGAGCCGTCTAACTTTTCCAAGATAACATGTGGACGTTCCCAATCAATTGCATGGAATTGCGTTTCATCACGCTCGTTCACGTTGAAGAACTTGTGCAGACGGCGTGACATAATCTTACCGTCCTTGTAAAACAGCATACCACGACACTCACGACGAATAGCATCGTGTTCAGTTTCAACAGGCGGAAAGGTATCGCTCATGGATACCATATAGTTGACTACATAGCCCCAATCACGTTCAGCGATAATAAACTCGTCACGACCCGCAATGGCAGGACGAACTTGGTCAAGGTGGGTGATGGTGGGAAATTCGTACCGCATAATCCTACTCCTGTTTATAACTTAATATAACACAGTTTTATAGGATGTCAAGCGTTATTTTTAGTAATCTGCCAGTTCTTGGTAGGCAGAATTAACCTGATCAGTGGTGATGCCAGCGTGTTTATAGCCATTTACAATGGTAGTAACATAAGAATTACTTGGCATACGGTCTTTTGCCGCCCACTGACGAGTATTGGGCGTCATATAATATACCCATGCCTCATACTTTTGACCGTCCACATATACAGGAACAATCTTGCGACCATACATGTTTGGATAGCTTTCAATACCGTCAAGATAGCGCAGCATCTGTTCATCTGGTAATTCCCATAGGACACCATCAACAGTGTCGCCGCCGCTTTGCACAACATCAGCAAACTTATAAAATTCAAACTTGAAGTTTTGCAACTGCCCACGACCAATAAAGTGTGCGTCTTGCATAATACCAGGATCGGTTAACATACCGTATGCAAAGTAATAGATTGGCTGCGCACCTGCTTCAAGGATAATTTCATTCATTTTCATGCTCTGTTATTTAGGGGTTGGCGATTCGGGAGGGACTCGAACCCCCATTTTCAACTCCAATTACGATTAGAGAGGTAGAAACTCTCCTCGGTTACCGAACCTCGTCTATTATTTTCTTAGCCTGTTTGTACCAAGCACCTACTGCACCAGGAAACCCCATTGCCTTTACTGCTTTATTGAGACTGCCTAAATTATTATAGTGCATTATTAATTCTTCTTCTCTTCCTTGAAAAGAATATCCTCTTGAATTTTTCTTACAATCTATACTACAGAATATTTCTTTTGTTTTTTGTTCAAATAATCTATTGCAACATGAACAAGATACTATACGAGGTTGCCAATTAATTACTCTACCTTTAACCCATCCTTCTTTAACATAAAATTCTAACTTTTCAATTTCAATTTTTTTATTTATTTTTATAGTTTTGTTAAATATCCATATCTTACCATAATTACTATTAGATTTACCTGACTGTCTAATTTTTTGTGCATCAGATAATTTTTTTCTTAACCATTCATACAGTTTATTTTGACTTCTATCATTTTTAAATGATGCTGTACACATCATATTGGCAGCATTAATTAATCCTGTATTAAGTGGATAAATTTTTACCAATAATTGATGGGCTATATAATGCTCTCTCGCCGTAAGTTTAACTATATTACTTAATTTGTCAGAACCACCGATACACTTTGGCTTAATATGATGCTTTTCATAATATCCATCAATTTTTCTATTTAATGCTCTATCAATTAATGCATCATAATGTTTTTTATAATTCATAGTAATACTTCTACTCTGCAAGTTAAAAGTATTTATTATTTTTAACAAAGATTATAATCCAAATATATCACGAAGTGTGTGTTCTGTCAACTCACTTGTAAGAAATGTATAATCACAACTATAAGATGGACTGTCAGTTAAACGGCGTGGTGCTTTACTGTGCACGATACGCACACTGGTATCATGTTGAACTCGCTCAACCGCACGTTGATGACTTTGATGCAGCACCATAGCAAGTGGTCTGGAAAATTTATAAATTTTAGAAAGATTCTCGGCACGGCTAACAACATATGTGCTATAGCCTACTTTATCCTGTTTGTTATTATATGGGCTTTCAGAAACAATTTCACTTTCGCTTATAACTTTAACTTCTGGCAACTTGGCAAGCAATTCCGCACAGTTATAATCTTCAACAAGGATCAATACTTTCATAGTATTTCCAAAAATTTTTCAGCACCATTGGCAACGTTCTCATTCCAATGTTCGGCAGCATTTTCATCTGCAAAGTCACTTAAATACTTATAGCATTGAAATGGTTTACCAAACACCTTACAAACTTTTGCAATAGCATATGCTTCCATATCAACAGCATCACTAATTAAATCAGGAATTGATTTGACAAAGTTATCGCCTGTGCTTAAGGTATAAGGCGAATTCATAATATCAATAGGACCACTGTCTCGTTCAAATGGTGTATAACCTAATTCAACTAGTGGTCTAGCATCCATATCACGTTGGTATACACGACCTATTTGAATTAGATCACCGATAATCAATTGGTTAAGTGCGCCAGCAGTTCCATAATTAATAACTCGTTCACAATCAGGTTGTAAACATGCTTCAACTGCTGCAATAGCGGCATTAATTTTACCAACACCAGTATACGATATACGATACTTTGTGGGGTCTAGCATAGCGTTTAATTCTTGTTCTAGCGCAACTAATATGTAAATCATAACTTCTCAAAAAATAAATGGCGGACAGGGTGGGATTCGAACCCACGGAACCTTGCGGTTCGCTCAGTTAGCAACCGAGTGCTTTCGGCCTCTCAGCCACCTGTCCGTATATAAAAGATGGTAGGCAATGACAGAATCGAACTGCCGTAGCCGCTGTGTAAAAGCGGAGTTTTACCATTAAACTAATCGCCCATCTCTTATATTCTTAATATACTTATATTATTCATTTTTGTCAAGCATTATTTTTGAAAACATTGTGAAACTTTTGGTAGAATTAAATTAAACCAGTCCGCATGTGCTTCTATACCAGGATGGTTTCCACACTGTGGATGATTTTTTGCCCAAGGATGAAATGCTGCTTCACGATACCATGAATTCCAATCAATGCTGTCATATAACCCATAATCTAACAACGCAGTATCTTGTTTTTTTAATAAATCATCACTTGCACTACAGAAAAAATACGGTATACCATGATTTTTACAGTAGTACTGCAACAAACAAATATCTTTCAGTGTATTATAATTGTGATATATGTGATCGCCTGTAATAGTATAAAATTTATCACCAGCATCGGTTAGACCAATATCAGTCATCTTTTCATGTTGTACACGAAAAAATTCATATCGTTCTGGCTCAACATCTTTTGGAAAATATGACATCTTTTCTTCAAATGACAGCCCATGCCATGAGTTAAAATTAATCCAACCCTCATCTATTCCATAACGTGCTGCTATTATTGGGTCTTGAGCAATATCAATGTTATGAACGTTTTTTAATTTTGTTTCGCTACGATGTGTAAATGTCCACATAACAGCAACGTAAATTTCTTCATCTTTATGTGCATTTATTTCTTTAATGACACGACGAACTATGCTATTATTTGCACAACCAGGTTTGGCAACGCAAGAATAATCCCAACCATATTGTTGAGATATTCTTGCACTCCATGTTGATTGGCTTGGTAGGTTTACTAAATGATCAAGATGTTGATCGGGTAATTCATTGCCCCAAGTAAAACTATCACCACCACTAATTAGTAGAGGCATTAGGCACCCAATACTTCTTTTGCCTTCTCATAAAGATGAGTACGCTCTTCAAGCCCAATAGTACCGCCATTGATAATTTTGGTTGTCTTAACAACATCATCGCCATCAGCAGTTTCATTACAGCCGTTTTCTTGGAAGAACCAAGCAGCACTACGAGCAGCACCTTCTGGAGTGGAAAGATAATCGCTATCGGTTGTTAGGTCTTTGTTTAGTGCCTTACCACAGTTTTCATAATTACTCTTGCCAGTTAACTGAATAAGACCACGACCACGATAGCGATAGCCATCACCGCTACCCTCATCACCATTGCCCATGCGTGATGCATAAACACGGTTAGCAATCTTTTCTGGTTGCTTTGCAAAGTCATCTGGATTTACATCATGGAAATACTTTGGAAATACTTTTGTTAAAGTCTCTGCTTTATAGTTTAAGTTCTCACTTACTGCCGAAAACATACCGCTTTCATGTCCACACTGCGCAAGAAACATTGCCTCACGTTGTAGCGTATTGATTTCAAATTCATTCATTGCTTCATTAAGCACATCGATAAACTTGTCTAGGTTCTCTTCTTTTGCCCCGTGAAAGATTTCTTTTAATTGGTCAACTGTTGCCATTTTAATTTCCTTTTTAAATATTAAATCTATTAATTAGTGTGCATCTGGTGGAACTTCTTTAACCTGTCCACGATCTGTTGTAGCACCCTCAACCTGCGCCCATTTTGGATTGTTAACAATATCAACAGGAAAACCTGTCATAGGAATACCCAAATACTTTTGGTAACGGCGAACAGCATGAACAAATTCTTGTGCAGGGCTATATGTAGGTGGAACGTCTGCCTTTACAGGATGGTGTGTTTTAATGTGACCAAGATGAGCATGAATATTATTAATGTGACTTTGTGCAATTGGATGTGCGTGTAACTTAGGGTCATTTAAATGAGCAGCGGTAGGATGTGTACCGTTTTGAACATTGTGAACATGTAGATGATGATTGGCATGTTCTTGGTGATGACTTAAGTGCATTTTAAGATGGCTTAAATGAAATGGAGTAGGAGCAGTCATGTTGGTTTCCTTTTGGTTATAACACTATTTACCATTCCCATTATGACACCTAAATAACTGTATGTGCGTTGTAATTGCCAAATATTTTAGTGGAACTGGTTGGGTTGGTGTGAAAAACCGTGACCGTAACTATGTGCCTGACCTGTCATTCCGTAAGAAACAGAATAAGAATACAGAAACGTTATACTTCTGGGACGACATAACTCAATACTGCGAAGGAATGAATGATAGTGGTATCTGTGTTCTTTCAGCATCACTTATGGTGCTAGACGATGAAAAAGAAATTACAGTTCGCACCAAGACTCCATCTAAAGATGGCGTAAAGATTAAGAAAGCACTGCAACTTACTGATATCAAAGCAGTGTGCATGAGTTTAATTAAGCAGAAGTTGCCTGGCTGCACACTTATCTTTAATCAGGAAGAGTGTTATCTGTTAGAAGGTGCTTGGGCACCTGGCGGTTATGAAGACAAAGATTACAAATATAAGATTGAAAAGATTGAACACAATGAAACTGTTGCCAGAACTAATCATGGCGTATGGTTAAAGTGGGCAGGTTATCAATACGGTGCCGATGACAGTGAAAGCATGAGTGCTATTTCGAGCCGTAGTCGTTTGTTAATTGCGCAACATGTTGCGGATAACGCAGAAACACCCGCACAACTTATTGATTGGCTAACCAAGAAGTATGTGGATAACTGGCAACTTAATGCAATGCGACTAGCAGACGAGAAAAAGATGATGCGCACAACAGCACAACTTATGCTAGTGCCAAAAGACCTAACAATGTTTGTGCGCCCTATTCAAAGCAATATTAAGTTTAACTTCTGGAAACTTAACGGCGCAAAAGATAACAAGATGTGGGTGGAATTGCTGACCAACCGTGTGCTACGCACTGGCGAAGATGATCCAAGCATCCCAACTAATCTTGCACATATAGAAGACTAAACTGGAAAGTGTGCCATACCCCAATCATGGTTTTTCCAATACACACCAAATAACACAGCATCTTCACTATTATCAAAAGACCACTGACTAGTCCACCCGTGCTCTTCGTTAGCATAAGGCCATTTATTTAATGTGAACTTTATGTCATTTGCTTCACACCATTTATACATCTTGTCAATCCAAAACTGCGAAGCATAGGCCGCATGTGCAGATGGAAGTGTGATATCAATTTTATATTTTTCTGTCATTGTACTTTTAAAGTTTGGTGCGCACGGTGGGAGTCGAACCCACAACACTGGCATTTTAAGTGCCATAACTCTGCCAATTGGTTCACGTGCACATTATTCTATTACTTTACACTAATACTATGGATAGAGTCAAGTCTAAACGAACGCCATTCATTAATATCAGTGACAAAAACTGCAAGGGAAGTATCGCTTACCTTGCGTTCCCGCTTTTCTTCACCTTCTACAATAACCTGTGGCGGCAACATATCCTCTTTCAAGGTGCAAGGCATAGTGCGCAAATCGCCATTAATTTTTGTAAAAGTTACCTCACATACACCACCACGCAACATATCACGCAGCATATCAATGCTTGGCTGAACTTCGTTATTAAACTCAATATACATTGTCATACACGCTTTCCTTAAATGATTGGTGGACCGGGTAGGATTTGAACCTACGCATCGCTCGCTTATGAGGCGAGAGCCGTGACCGCTTGGCTACCAGTCCATTTTTATAACTTACACTGTTTTGTTTAATCTGTCAATAAAAAGTTTTTGCAGTGTTTTTTCAAACTGTGCCACATTTCCTTCAACACGAGCCAAAAACAATTCATAAACAAGTGGGTCATGACTTGGTGGTGTAAAAAGAAGATTACGTGATTTCATCTCTTCAATGAGTTCATCATCATCAAAATCACCGATATCATATTCTACTTCTGCATAATGTGTGCGTATCATATTTAATTTTCCACTTCAAATAAACTGTTACCAAACTCTTCTGTATCACCAAACAAATAATTATATTCTAAACTATTTGCTTGAACAATGTTTTTTTCAACAATATGCCGCAAGTCTTCACGACCACAAAGCAAACGATCTTGGCACAGTTTAATGTTATCTGCCATAATATCTACACCATAGATTGTAGATAGTGCAGTTTCAAAATTAATACTACATCCAAGTTTACGAATAAGAACTTCACTTAAAAATTGACCATCGCCACAACTATTGTCAATAACCGTTTTTGTTGGATTACTGAATAAATCGTGTGGCAATCTATCTAGCATTTCCTGAACTAATTCAGTTGGTGTGAATACCTCACCAGTTGCTTTGACACGTGTTTTATCACGTTCAACGCCACTCATATACTCACGTTCACGAAGATGGTTTATAATTTTTTCTAACTTCATTTGCGTTCTTTTTGAGCCTTGGTGGTGCTTTCAAGATATGCAATCTCATCTTTAGTTAACCTGTATCTTTGGAAAATTTCCTCATCAGTATTCAACGTACACCAATCTTCTGGCAATGAAAGAGTTCGCATTACACCAACTGAAAGATTACCACTTAACATAGTTTGCTGACAGTGAAATGTAAAAAGTTTACAACGCATAAAGGATAGCATCTTAGCAACATTATCTGTTTCTATCCAACACAGATTTACATTTTTAATACCACGTTCTAATAGTTGGTCATATGTACGAAAGTTATACATAGTATCACGATCCATAAAAGTCTTGCCAATTATACGAGCGTGATTAGCCTTCTCCATAGCATCCCATTGACTACGTTTCCACTGAATTCTATTAAATTGTGCAATCTTAGCCATAATAGAAATAGATTCATTGCAGCAATCTTTGGGCATAACAGGAACTAATTTTCTATCAACAGTTATATCATTGACAACCATATTAGAACCAATACTTGGCTCATTTTTAAATGTTATTGTACAAACATTTGTGCCAATTTTAAAGAAATGGTTAATGCGAGTGTCTGCTGAAACAATATTATACTTTTCAATCTTCTTCCATCCAACACTATTAGTGTTAAGAACAGCAACGGGCAAAACAAGAGAACAGTATCCACCGGGTGCAACCAAAGTTGGAATAACATCAAGAAATTTTAACCATAGGCTAGTTCCTGATGTATTATTCTTTACTTTGCCTTTACCAATATTATTATATGGTGGATTGCCAATTACAATATCAAATTTCATATCCCATACCTTTGTAAGACTATCTTCACAGTATACACGAGGTTCCATACCTAATGCAAGAAATAAACACTTGCGTGTAATAGCTACTTGAACAGGATTGATATCATATCCATAAACCATATTTACAATATGAATGGGTTGATGCCCATGTGCAAGTAATTTCTCGATAGCTGCCAGTAGAAAAATTCCACGTCCACAAGCAAAATCAACAATCCTTAAATCAGTTCGTGACCAGTCAACCGAAATTTTATTTACTATACTTTTGGCAAGAGCATAACTCGTAGGAGTCTCAGTACTAACGCTGTGAAGTAAACTAATCTTCTTGATTATTTTAAAAATATCCATTACATTGCTTCAATCTGTTGATAAGCCACAATACTACGGTTTAGTCGATCCTTGTTGATAAACCCAGTATCGCACAGCAATGCAAAATTGTCAACTGTAATTTTTGTAATTTCCTCAAACAAATCCTTGTTTGATGTATTAATAACATCATTGACACTTTCAATATTGCTTTCTAAAAACAAGAAAGTGGGGATACGGCGCATGACAGTTGTTACCTGTTCACGCAATGTTTTCTCTTCAAGAATTTCATCGGCAGATTTAGTAATAGTCTTACCCTTACCAGTTGGTTCACAGTTCTTGCCAAGTTCAATACCATTATCAGCAACTTGTTCTGATACTTTTAAATTTTTATCAGCATCAAGTCCGTAAAACATATCAGCAACCGTATCAAGTTTGCTCCAGTTGAACATGATTGAACTGCCAAAACGTGAGGCATAATCACCGCTTTGTGCCATTGCATTAAGCACAGTGTTAACATCCGTCTGTAAAGGTTTATTACCGCTGTGATCTATAATTGGCGCAAAGTCAAGAAATTTACGAACTGCCGCCTGTGTGCTCTCACCTTTCTTGGCAGTGATGTCAGCATAGTTATAAATTATTTCCAAGCAACGTTGTGGATTAAAATCAATAACAAAGCACTCTTCTTTGCGACGTTTTTTATCAGGACTTTGGCAACGGAAGATGGTTTGGAAATAAGTTTCAGGGCTACGTCCATCATCCATCATCATAACCATATCCCATTCAGGAACGGTTACCCCAGTATTAAAACGTCCGCATGTAACAGTAATTGTCTTATCGTTGCGAGCAATAGTATCCTTAACCATATTAAGGCTTCGCACATTATCGCCGCTAACATTAATAATCTTATATTCATTACCAACACGTGCGTCAAGACATGCACTAAATGCAGTTGCAGATTTAACATTAGGTGGCATAACAAACAGCATATGGTCTACTGCATGTGTTCGAACTGGACTGTGATCTTTGCGAACACCGATACCAAAGATTTGGTCAACAAACAACTTCACTGATGACTGATCAATAAATGTTTTGCCGTCTTCACTGGCAAACATCTTGGTCATGGTAAAGCCCTCGTCAGTGCCATATGCACTGCAAAGTTTCTTGGCTTCTTCTGATACTTCGAATGTATGAAACTTCATCACCGGAAGCCAACGATAAACTTCTGTAATCCAACCTGCTGTTTCTTCTGCCCTACGAAGTGTTTGTTCATCTGCATACGTAAATGAATAGATTTCTTCATCAAGGAACTCACCACTCATCAATGCCTTGAGTGGTGTTCCACTAATATATAATGTATAATCAGTTTGTAATTGAGCAAGACTTTTCTGCGCACGTTCGGTCTTTGTACCATAGTGCATCTCATCAATGACTATCATATCAAACTTATAGTTCTTAGCAATAGACCACTTTGCTTTATTAAAGTCATTGAAATCTTGAAAGCTACAGAATAAAATTTCTACATCTGCACTACTATCAAGGGTGATAGGATTTGTAGCACTAAATTCTTTAGCACTGTAATATTTCCAACCGTCAAAATCAACATGTGACTCAAGGTCTTCACGCCAGTTAGCATCAACTGCTGGCTTGTATGTAATAACCAATACACGCCGAAGACCCATTGCCTTAATAATTTCATATGTGGTAAATGTTTTACCAAAACGCATTTTAGCGTTCATAAGTGCACGATTGCTTGCACCAGATAGCAAGTGTGCTGATAATTTATCACGGCATTCTTGCTGCTCGTTGCGCATAGCAAAACTATTAGGACGAGCAATGCCGTGAAGAAGAGAATTAATGGCACGATCAACAAATTTGATATCTTTTAAGTTGAACCATTCACGGTCTTTGTCGATGCGTGAACGAAGAACACCCATGCGTTCAAGTTCAGCATGAATTTTAGCATCAGTAATATGATCAGGAACTTCCCACGTTTTTACAATACGAAGTGGCAATGCTTGAGAAGTTCCGTCTTGTTCATTTACACGAATTTCGGCTTCACGTGATGTTTCGCCAACCTTGTAACGACCAAAGTGTTCACGGTCATCATCGGTATATGCATAAATTTTATTCATCTTACTTTGCTTTCTTCTGTGATTGCTTAAACATGGTATACAAACCAAGTTCACGACCAAAGGCTTCAATCTCCCAAGGCGCATCCCAATAGTTCATATCTTCTGGATAATAATTGCCACCAAAACGATACATGCGCTTGCGGTTATTGAACCCAAACTTATCTTGGCAATGCTGCTTGACATGAACCATCTCATGGGCGAGTGCCATCAATACAGACCGCTCGCCCATATCAGCATCGACCGTGATGGTAAACTGTTTGCCATCATCGTTACAGCAATCAGCTTGATTGCCCTGACTTTTAAGATAGCCTTTTTCAAAGTCAAGATGCACATCGACTTTCGCATGTTTCTTCATAAGATAGTCAGCGTAAAAACCCATTGCTGCCTTGACCACATCAGGTGAAACCTTGGATGGCTTGCCAGAAATGGTGAGAAACATACGTGATATCTCCATTGCGCTTATATTATTAATATAGCACGATTTTAGGGTTTGTCAAGCACAATTATCTCGTCAAACCCCTCAGAAAGTTGTGGCATTTCAAGGTGTTCTATCATGCTATCCATGACATTTTTAGGAATTGCCTTACCAACACGACTATCCAACCGTCGTTGCAATTCGGCCGCATCTGGCGTAGGAAAAAATACACAGATTTTTAACCATTCCTTGGGTAACCGTTGCAACCGCAACTTGCGATGCTTTGCAATAGTATTGGTCTGGTCCCAGACGAGCGTCTTGTCAAGATTAATAGCCATCTGCACTTGGGCATCACAGAACTTTTGTGCATATCCAATGGCACGACTAAACATCTCATTGTAGGTCTTGCCAGCCTTTGCAGCGACAGTTTCAATATACGCATCACTGGATGCAATGATTACATCTTCGAACCCTTGCTTTGCAATCCACGTTGACTTACCTGAACCTGGCACACCTACTAACATATAACACTTTGTCATACTACACCTATCATTTCAACTTCTGCTTGCGTTTCAATCCACAACTTTGCACCACATTTCCTTGGCTTGTGCGGACTATAAATCATACGAGATGGACCACGAATATCAACTTCCATACAGTATGTTATTACACCGTTTTGTTCAACACGAACTACAGGCTCACTCTTATTATGTTTGGAGTTAGCCTGTATAATGTTCCTGTTGATATGGATAATGGTAAGCATATCAAAAATCGCCCGGTGCCACTTGCAAAACACGAACGCCACATGCACGAATTGCATCAACTACCTGTTGGCGATCATCAAACCATAAAAACGGCTCGCCATAATCTTTACGGATTTGTTGCAGCAATTCTACCTTGACGATGCTATCCTTGCGATTGTCTTTTTCTGATCGCATATATAGTGCATGATAGTAGATGTCATTATCCGCTAACCACTGTTCAGTAACCGCACGGGTTTCTTCACCACGACCGCTACAAAGAATTATGCGTGTGTTAAGAGTTCTGTTATCTAGAATGTTAAGCAACCACTTGATATCTTCATGGACAGTATCCAGATGCATAGCAGCGTTCCACGCCGCCCAGTTCTTTGGCTTGCTACCAACCCAATGCTTGCGATGCTCGGTGTTGGCAAGCGTCCCATCAATGTCGCAGACTACAATCTTATTCATTTCAACCATTCCTTGTGATAGTTAACAAGAGTCTTAATCACATCACGACTGAGTTCACCATTAGAAAGCAAACCACCCATATATGACTCGTAAATCATGTTCTTTTTATCACAATAAAGTGACACCAGAAAGCGTAGTTTGTCCATGTCATACATCGTTTGCGTTCTCCTTATAACTCAATATAGCACAAAAAATGCGGTTGTCAAGAGTTATTTTTCGCTTGACAAACCCCCCAAATATGCTATTATGGGTATATTAGAGCAATGGAGAGAACATTATGCGTATCACATGGGGTGACATAGCTGACCTATCCGTAATACTCTTCACACTATACCTTATCGTAAGCGGTAAAGTGTGGGACGCAATTGTCTATCTTAACCACTTTTTCCAATAAAGGAGAATACCAATGAGTAACCAACGTGCAGGCAAGACCCATAGTGCAGCCCTTGTGGACAGTGACAAGGTTTCCCTCTCATCTATTATTAAGTTTTTGAAGGAAGCCAAGAATGACCTTGAGAAGAGTGGTGAGGAAGATGCCGCCTTGCGCTTTGAAATTCTTGCAGATTATCTTGTGCAAGACTATCGTGGTGGCGGTTTCAAATATTCTAGCAAGATGATTGGATTGTAATAACTATTCATATGAGCGATAATGACTCCAGTGAACTGCTGCTAATGTTTCCGTTAGCAGTGTATAAGGCAATGCTAACAGACAGTGATTCAATAAATCAAACATTCTTTGATAATATTGAAGATTATACGTTTAGCAGTTCACTGGATACGCTTACTGGTGATTTTTTAGGCAAAGGTAATATACACCACAATCCGCTGTTCAAACCTTTCTTTGATAAGATAAGTGAACACGCCACTAATTATATGGTGTCGTTGGGCGTTAAAACTGATATCTTTGATTTATTTGTAAACAAATGTTGGTTGAGTATTATTGATACTCCGCAATACAATATGAGTTATCATACTCACACAGTTGCTGATATTTCATTTGTATACTATCTACAGATTCCAGAAAATAGTGATTTGATTTCATTTGCAAATCGTCATAAACAAAATGAATTGTTTCCAAACTTGTTAGACAGTGATCGTCCATTGCCACAAACAATGTTAACAGAAATAAACTCATTTAATTGTAGCACCTATAACATTATGCCTGAAAGTGGTATGTTGTTAATGTTTCCTGGTAAACAATCACATGGCACAATTAAAAACGCAGCAGGTGATTTTAACGGAACTAGAATTGCGGTTGTTGGTGATATGAGTTTATTTTTTAAACCAGAATTTAAAAACACTGATTATGGCAGATTGTCATTTAATTATATGAGAAAAATATGATGACCAAAGATTGCAAATCCTTACGTCGTTGCCTATGTTGTGGCAACCATAACCTTAAACTTACGCTAGACTTGGGTTCACAGCCACTTGCCAATAGTTTTAAGGCAAGTCCAACAGAACATGAAAACACTTATCCACTTGCGGTTAATTATTGTAGTGACTGTTCGCATCTTCAACTTACCGATGCGGTGGATGCAAATATCATCTTTAAGAATTATCTTTATGTCAGTGGTACTAGTCTCACTATGCAGAATTATTTTGCATGGTTTGCAGATTATGTTATGGAACATTTTCCAGATGTTAAACCTCGCACGGTTCTGGAAATTGGCTGCAATGATGGAACACAGTTAAACTATTTTAAGAAGCATGGGTTAGAAACTTGGGGCATTGACCCTGCTGAAAATATTTTTCCAATCTCTAGTAAGAATCATAATATCATTTGTGACTTCTTATCACAAGATGCGATTGACAAATTTTCTACTGCTAATGTAAGATATGGTGTTGATATTATATACGCACAAAATGTTTTCGCACATCAAGACAATCCACAGAAATTTTTAGAACTTTGTAAACAAATCATGAATCCTAATACGCTGCTATTCATTCAGAATAGTCAAAGCGATATGATACAGAACAATGAGTTTGATACTATCTATCACGAGCATCGCAACTTCTTTAGTGTGAAGAGTTTGTATACGCTTGCCAACAGTGTTGGGCTAAACATGATTGATGTGTTTAAAGGAACTATTCACGGTGGCAGCAACATCTTTGTGTTTTCTACGGATCAACACAGTCCTGCTCGTATATCCTCATATCTTGATTGGGAACGCATCCAAGGATTGCATGATTATAGTACATATGCTGCATGGGCAGAAGGTGCCAAGCGCACAGTGAATGACCTTAGTATGGTACTAGATGGGCAACGCAAGGCACACAGACGCCTTGTGGTGGGCTATGGCGCACCTGCAAAGGGTAATACGCTACTTAACTTTGGTAATATCAATATGGACTTTATCATTGATGATAATCCATTAAAACAAGGCAAATTCACGCCTGGCATGAGCATACCTGTTGTCACGATTGATGAACTTAAGAAGTATCCTGATCGTGAAATTTGTTTTGTGCCGTTAGCATGGAATTTCTTTGACGAGATTGTTGGTCGTATTCGCAAAGTTCGCAATTTCAAGGGCGATGTATTCGTCAAGTATTTTCCAGAGATAGTAATTTACTAAATAATAGTAGGAGATTCTGTCATGAACAACGATATCAGATATACAATGCTAGTCCTTGAAGGGCTAGAAATCAATCATCGCATGGAAAGTGATGTGCGTGATATGATTCGTGGTCTCGTGGTTGAAAGTTCACAACTTGATGAAGGCGTTTTAGATACCATCAAGGACAAGGCTGCTGCATTTGCTGATAGGGTAAAAGACAGTGCCAAGAATATCTTACCAAGCATAACGCAAAAATTTGATAATGTGTTAGCACAAGTTCGTGCCAAACAAGGCGAAGAAACCGCTGATGCTATTGAAGATGAAATGAGAAAAAAAGGCGGCAGTGACTGGAAAAGCAACGGTGTAAAAATTGCAGCAGCACTAGCAGTTGCAAGTAGCCTAGCAAGCGCATCACCAGCACAAGCACGTGATATGTTTATGCGTATGTCACCTTTTCAGGCACAGCAATATGCAATGCAAAACCAAGCAAATTGGTCACGTCAACAGGCTATGTGGGGACAGCAACGCAACCCTGATCAGCAGATAAACCCTGATCAGCAGATGCCACGTGGTTATTATCAGCAAAATCAGGGCGGTGGTAACAACAATGCAGCCGCACTTGCCATTGGCGTTATGATTGGTGCAGCACTTGGCGCAGCATTAAGTCAACCCCACAAGTAATTTAATTTGTTCATACACTTTTAAAATACCATACCTATTGGGATGTGCGCCATCTGGTTGAAAATATTTTGCGTGTATTTTTGATTTTAATATATCCTTTGACGATTTAGTTTTTAATAACGGTTCTAACACGTCTGTACTAAGACTATCTGCTTTTATAATCCAATCACTGACCCATATTTCTGAATGTTTATAATTAGGATATAGAAATTCTGGTACAGATTCTATAAGTGGTATCAAATTGGAAAATTCTCCAACAAGGTTAATTTTTATTTTACTACAGCCACCAATGCAATATATTTTTTTTCCAATGTCATTTAACGATTTATAATTTTCTATTAATAAACTATCATTGTAATTAATTAAATTATCCCATGTATTGCATATATCTGCAAAACTATCGTATGGACGATTGTCTCGTAATGGATCGCTTTGAAACCATAAAATAATATCTGGGTCAAAATTTAACGCATTTTTTAATCTGTTTATTGAATCTTTATTAGAACTGCCTCCTTTACTAGTATTAATTACTTCATGACCATCATTTTTTAAATACTCTTCTAAACCATGATGTAATAAGCCATGTTGATTTTGTTCATTATATCCCCACTCGCCGCATCCCCAACTGTCGCCACCTATTAATATTTTCATACAGTTATTTAAATAAATACCCTATGCGCAGTAAAGAATTTATCACAGAATCACAACGTAAGGTTATTCTAGAAGGCGGTAATATGTTTACCGATGCTAGTCAGTTTGACCAGAAATATGCCAAGACTATTACAGATACGGTAAACAAGGCACTTGCCAAAACTGGTATTCGGGTTATTCCTGTAGGCAGTGGTGCTACACCGACTGCTGGCAAGATGAGTGGCGACTTTGATGTTATGGCAGATGAAGAAGATGTTAAGAATTACTTTAATGTACCAGATGCCAAGAGTGCTCGTAAAGCCTTAAATGATTATCTACATAGTTTAGGTTTTAATACTGCACAAAGTGGTATTAATGTTCATATACTAATTCCACTGCCAGATGGTGCAAAAGCACAAACTGATATTATGGTCACGCCACAAGCAGCAACAATATCCAAGTTTCATGTGCATACGCTGCCACAGGGAAGCCCATACAAGGGCAAGAATAAGATTCTGCTTATGACGCTGCTTGCTAAACAAAAAGGCATGTTATGGAGTCCTTGGCAAGGTTTGTTTATGCGTGATGCCAGTGGCAAAAAAGGTGAGTTCGTATCAAATGACATTGATCAGGTTGCCAAAACACTTATCGGACCAAATGCCAGTAGTAAAGATTTAGGCAGTGTTGAAAGTATTCTAGGTGCTATGCCACAAGATCAGGCACAGCGCATATTAACAGATATTCGTAGCGACCCAAATTGGGAAGAAAAAAAGGGGGCTTGAAGCCCCCTAGTATTACGCATCACGTGAAATATAGTGATGGCGAATCTTTTGTGGCTTGAAATATTTGTCCACAGTATTAAAAACAGTATCGTTATCAAATGGCTTGCATGAAAATACATCAATATAGAAATTGCCATCATTGTCACAGAAATGACCAGTGATGTTTGAAGTCTCAATCATCTGGCAAAGACTGTAGCCAGCCTTATCTGCAGCATGAGTTGCGAAACGCTCAATCCAAGGTTCACCAAACGCCGTCATGTCAATAACAACAACCAGTTCCTTAATAAAGTTATAGATATTTTCCTTTGAACCAATAAGTTCCTTATCGCCAGCGGTGGCATCAATCAATAAATGATACCCCCAAGAATTACATTTTTGCTTTAGTTCCATTTTTATTACCTTTCATGATTATAGACATTTTAATTTTATGTTCTTCGGTGTGTTTATGACCAACCTTGCCTTTTCTGGCCAAACTTATTTTTAACTTAGTCTCTTCTGATTTTGGTTTTCGTAATTTTTGTTTATGTTCTTCTGTCTTTGGTTTACGAAGTTTTTCTTTTGTTTCTTCTGTTCTATTTTTTCCTCGTAGCGCCATTGTTCTTTTTTCAATATGGTTTTTTGTTTGAGTAACACCTTTTGTAATACTTGCCGCCTTTAATGAACCTTCAATGCCTTTCTCATATGATATTGCTATATTATTAGTTTCATTTAACCATTTTGT